CCGCCAATGAGCGGCACCCAGTCGGGCACCGAGATTGGCGGAATGGAGTTCCACGCATTGGCCAGGAAGTTGTAGGTGGCCTTGACGATGTTCCACAAGTCGATGAAGGGTTGCGCAATCGCCTTACCCAGCCAGATAAACACGTCGGCGATGACGTGCGCGACTTTGTCCACCGCGTCGTGGAACCAATCGAATTTGTTGTACGCCCAGATAAACAA